CAAGAGCAAGCCGACGTTCGGCACGGTCGAACTGAAGCTGAAGAAGGTGGCGGCGCTCGGGTACGCCTCCGACGAACTGCTGGAGGACGCCGTTGCGATGTCCTCGATCTACGAGCAGGCGTTCGCGGAGGAGTTGACGTTCCTGACCGAGGACGCGGTCTTCAACGGAGACGGCGCTGGGAAGCCGACCGGAGTCGTTGGACACGCCTCGACCGTATCGGTCTCGAAGGAGACTGGGCAGTCGGCAGCCACGGTCGTCTTTGCGAACATCGTCAAGATGTGGGCGCGCATGTGGGCGCGGAGCCGGTCGAACGCGGTCTGGTTCATCAACCAAGACATCGAGCCGCAGTTGTTCCAGATGTCGCTGGCGGTTGGCACTGGCGGCGCGCCGGTGTATCTCCCGGCCAACGGGCTCTCGTCATCGCCGTTCGCGTCCCTGATGGGTCGTCCGGTGGTCCCGACGGAGTATTCCGCCACGCTCGGCACGGTGGGTGACGTCGTACTCGGTGACTTGAGTCAGTACGGACTCTTGACCAAAGGCGGCGTCAAGCAGGCGAGTTCGATGCATGTCTCGTTCACCACTGACGAGATGGCGTTCCGCGCCACGTATCGCGTGGACGGTCAACCGCTCTGGAAGTCGGCGCTGACGCCGTTCAAGGGCTCGACTCTTTCGCCAACGGTCACCTTGGCCACGAGGAGCTAACCGATGCGCTTTTCTGAGAACTTCAACCTCGTACATGTTGCCGCTGCCGTAGACGGCGCGGGCGGTGTGACGGGCGACTCGATCGACATGGGGACGCTACACAGCGTGGCTTTCCTTGTCTCGTTCGGGGCGCTTACCGGAGACGCGGTGCTGACGGCCAAGTCCGGCGCGAGCGCCGGCACGCAGACGACCGCCGAGACGATGAACTATCGCCTAGCGGACGCGGTCAAGGGTTCGGCCACGGCCGACACCTACGGCGCCTGGGCGACCTCGACCAGCCTCACGCTGACGGCGGCCACCTACGCGAACAAGACGCTGATCGTCGAGATCGATTCACAGGCGTTGACGGATGGCCAGCCGTGGCTGACGTTGGCGTTCAGCTCGGCGGCGTCGGAACTCTTGTGCAGCGTGGTATCCGCCGGCGTGCCGCGCTACAAGGCCCACGACATCCCGACCTCGATCGGAGCATAACTGATGTCTGACACACAGGCACAACGGCAGAAGTTCACCGAGATCGGCGGGCTCGGGTTCCGGGTGGACCGTGCGACGGCCGCCCTGCCACAGACCGCTGACGGCGCCCTGTTCACCGTTTCGGGTGGACGGGTCGCCGTGACCCTGATCCTGGGCGAGGTGACGACGGTCATCCAGACCCAGGCGAACAACACCAAGCTCAAGCTCAATCCGACCGCGACTGGGGCTGATCAGGACTTGTGTGCTGTGCTCAGCATCACCGGCGATCCGGTCGGCGAGCTCTACACCATCAGCGGAGTCGTTGGTGATGCGATGCGCTCCGATCTGTTGATCGGGCTCGGGATGGCGGCGTCGCCGTTCATCTTGTCGGAAGGCGACATCGAACTGGACTGTGCGGCCTCGAACACCGGCAGCGTGGCGTGGTCGATCTGGTATCTGCCGCTCGACACGGGCGCGGTGATCGTCGCGGCGTAACGCGACAAGGAGTAGGGACGCATGGCAGGCAGCGCAACGGTCACCTACTCGGAGACACGCCACGGCATGCGGTCGGTGACGTGGGCATGGACATCTGATGCTTCAGGCGACGTGAGCGGAACCGACACGAGGGCCATCTCTGGCCAGGCGGTGCGCTGGGTATCGAACCCCGGCGCCACGGCGCCAACCGCCGACTACGACGTCACGGTGCTCGACGCCGACGGTGTGGATGTGGCGGTGGGCGTGCTGGCGGATCGGCACACGTCCAACTCCGAGGCAGCCTTTCCGGCTGCGAACACGTACCATGCGTTCGACGGCGTGCTGTCGCTTGTGGTGAGTACTGCGGGCAATGCGAAGTCTGGGGCGTTGACCATGTATTACCGGTGATCTGATGGCGTTGTCACTGACATCGGCGCCGGAGACTGAGCCGGTCACGGCCGCGGAGGCGAAGGATCAACTGCGCGTTGATGTGACGGATGACGATGATTGGCTGAACAACTTCGGCATTCCGACGGCTCGGCGCATCGCCGAGACGTTTACGCACCGGGCGCTCATCACGCAAACGTGGGTGCTGCGCCTGACTGGGTTCGGTGGCAGGCCGATCTACCTGCCCCGGCCTCCGCTGGTGTCGATCTCGACCGTGGCTTATACCGACTCGGCAGGCGCCGCGCAGGCGTGGGCCGAGTCGGGCACGGGCTACGATCTCGAGCAACCGACCGGGGAACAGGCGCTGCACGCGTCTATCCGGCCGGCGTATGGCGAGAGCTACCCGTCAACGCGGAACGAGGTTGACGCCGTGGCGATCACGTATGTGGCCGGGTATGGGGCCGCGAGCACTGTCCCGGTCGGGATCAAGCACGGGATTCTGATGCTGATTGCCGACCTCTACGAGCAGCGGCGTAGTGAGGTGCTCGGCACGAGTCGGAGCAAGACGTACTTGACCGCGGAGTCGCTGTTGTCACCGTTCAGGGCAGACCGATTAGATCTGCGATTCGATTAAGTGAGGATATATGGCTGAAGCCCTAGACCTGAAGTTTGCGCTCCAACTGGTGGGGTCGCTCACAAACGCGCAAGCCCTCACGACGCCGAGCGACCCGGTCAACCAGAAGTACACGATCCCGTTCAGCAACGGGACGGCCGCCAACCAGGGCAACATGCTCTGGCACGACCAGCGGACCATCGCTGCCAGTGGCACCGAGAATCTGGACATGGCTGGCTCGCTCGTCAGCGAGTTCGGCACGACGATCACCTTTACGGTCCTCAAGGGGATCGTGGTATACGCGGCCACGGCCAACACGAACAACGTGGACATCTCGAGGCCGTCGTCGAATGGGCTCGTCCTGTTCGCTGCTGCGTCAGACAAACTGGCTGGCATCAGGCCGGGCGGGCTGTTCGCGTGGATCGATCCGAGCGCCGCAGGGCTCACGGTGACGGCCGGCTCTGGTGATCTCTTGACGTTCACCAATAGTGCGGGTTCGACTGGCGTGACCTACGATGTGTGGCTGTTCGGAGAAGTCTAAGAGCCACGCATGAAGCCAGTTTATCTCAGGCAGCGTGTCACGGCCGAGGCTCGCACAGAGACTGGTGACGATCACGGTGGGTTTACTGAATCATGGACGGCGGTGAGTGCGGCGCTGACGCGGATGTCGGCGAAGGTGCTGCCGCTGGTGGGGCGGGATCTGGAGCGGGCGCGCCAGGTGGACCCGCGCATCTCCCATGAAGTGACGCTGCGCTATTGGGCCTCGTTTGTTGCGGATCTCGCCGGCGGGCGGGCTCGGCTGGTGTACCACCCGACGTCGGCGGCTGGCAATAACCGCACGCTCGAGATCGTGACGCCGCCGGTGGATATCGAAGAGGCCCATCGGTTTCTGCTGATGCAGTGCCGGGAGTCTGCCTGATGTTCATGGTGAGTGACGAACCGACGCAGGCGTTCGTGGACGCCATTCGGACGCGATTAAAGGCCGATGCGGCGATGGTGGCGCTGGCCTCCGGCGGCATCTGGGACCATGTGTCAGGCGAGTCACGGACGAGCTACCCGTATATCGTGTTGGGGCGCCGCGGGATGACGCGAGACGTGGGCGCGATGCAGGTACCAGGCGGGCGCGTGACGCTACACATCGACGGGTGGAGCAACTACCTCGGACAATACGAGATGGCGCAGATTCTTTCGCGTATTTCGATCCTTCTCGAGCGCGCGACCCTCGCCGTGGGCGGCTTCGCGATGGTGGGCGGGTCGCTGACGTGTGAGATGTCAGAGGTGTTCGACGAAGTCGACGAGGACAAGCCGGACGATCGGCTGTATCACGGCGTGCAGCGGTGGACGGCGGACGTCGAGGAGGCTGCGGCATGACGGCATTCGAGGCGGCGCTGCTCGACGTGCTGGCGGACAACCGCAACGAGATGGTGCGGCTCCGGGAGTCGATCGAGGTCTTGGCGTCGGCCCTCATACCCCTGGCGTCTGAGTCTTCGGAGGCGCCGGAGCCGTGCCTGCACCCGCATGAGCTCCGCACGGACTTCGGCGTGACGGACGGCCAGCCGGACTGGGCCTGTCGCTGCGGGCACCAATCACGTACAGTAGAGGGGTCACATGCCATTCAAGCGCACGTTTCGTGAACCTGTCGCTGAGTCTGTCACTAAGCCTGTCGATGAGGCTGTGGCTGTCCCAGAGGTTGCAGCTCCGGTTGCGGCCGTGGCGCCGGGCCCAGGTGATACCGTAGGGCCGATCACATACGCGGCGGCTCCGGCGGCTCCGCTGCCGCTTGGGCCAGGGGACTCGGTGCCTGGTGAGGTGTTGGCGCCGGCACCGCTCGCGGCGAAGGCGGAGGGGCCAGGCGATGGGCCAGAAAGTGAGTTCGAGGTGCGCGCGGCGCCGGCCTTTGGGCCCGGTGACGTGGACTCGCCTCGGGCTGCGATTCGGATACCACGGCGACGATCGTCGGGTGCAAACGCGTTGACGTCTACATCAGGAGCATAACAGTGGCCAAGCATATCCTCTACGACGCCGAGGTGGTAGTGAACTCGGTCGATCTCAGTGACCATGTGGAGTCGGTCGAGTTCCCTGCCGGACTCAACTCCCATCCTGCGGCGGCCATGAGTGACATCCAGGACTACGATCTGCCAGGGACGCAGACCGTTGGGCCTGTTGTCGTCAATTTCTACCAGGACTATGCTGCGAGCAAGGTGTACGCGACGTTGCAGCCGCTCTGGGCGAACCGGACGACGTTCACAATGACGGTCAAGGCGACGACAGCGGGGGACTCGGCGACGAACCCGAAGTTCTCAGCCAGTTTCTTCCTGGCATCGGCGCCGTTCATTGGGGCCGCGCGTGGGGACCGTCACATGGTACAGGCGACGTTCAACGTCGCTGGCGCGCTCACGTTCGACGTTTCGTAGGGCTGACACACAAAGGAGTAGGGTATGAGCATTCTGAATCGCGAGGCGCTGATGGCGGCTGCCTCGTCTGGGGAACTCCCGCGCGTGCGGGTCGAGGTGCCGGAGTTGGGTGGGTTCGTCTGGGTCCGCGGGATGTCGGGTATCGAGCGCGATGCCTGGGAGAAGGCGCTGGTGGTCCGCCGGCGTGATGGGTCGGTGAACGTCAAGAGTGAGAACTTGCGGGCGCGGCTGGCCGCGAAGGTGCTGGTGGACGAGTTCGGCACCGCGCTCCTCCAGGACGGCGATGCTCAGGTGCTCGGTGGGCTGCGCGTGGATGTATTGCAGCGCATTTTCAACGAGGCCCAGAAGCTGTCGGGGTTCAGCGATGAGGATCTCGATGACTTAAAAAAGGATTCCGGGGCGGAGGATGGGAGCGTTTCATCTTCGAGCTCTCTCTCCGCCTCGGAATAACACGCCGGCGCCTGCTAGACGAGACGAGCTCGACTGATCTGTCTGGGTATCTTGCGCTGTTCTTCGTGCAGTCGGAAGAAGCAGAGCATCAGCGGCACGTTCGAGAGTCAGGGGACGGGCAGGTGATCGTGTCTGGCCGTGATCGCGGCGATGAGGGTGTCGACGATGAGTAGGCCGAACAATGCCGCCGCAATCGGCGCACACATCCAGGGACTCCGTGAGCTGAAGGCGCAGTTCCAGCGGCTGCCGGAGGTCGTTCGGGACCGCCTGAATGCCGAGACGGAATGGGCCGTACGTCGCGGCGTGCAGACGGCGCAACGTAACCTTGAGAGTAATCCATCGATCGATACCGGGGCGCTCCGCGACCAGATCGGTTGGGCGATGAACTGGAAGGCTGGCCGTGGTAGCTTTGGCGTCAAGCCTGCCACGACGACGTTCAGGAGCGGCGGTAAGCGCATCCGTATCAAGGGCATCGTGAAGTCGAATGCCAAGTCGGCGCAGGGATTCACGAAAGACCAGCCATCGCGTCGGGCGCATTTCGTGGAGTTCGGCACGCGGAAGATGAAGTCCGAGCCGTTCATGCTACCTGCGGCCGAGGCGATTAAGGCGCCATACCTGGCTCGTGTCCTGCGGTCAGGGAAGAGTATTGAGCGCGATATGAGCACGGTCGGCGGGCGGTTCATGTAATGGCGACCCTCGCGAACCTGATCGTCAACGTGACCGCGAGCACGGTCAGTCTCGACCGAGACATGGGCCGCGCCATGCGTAACCTGGACAAGATGGGCCAGAACATGACCCGCGTTGGCCGAGGGCTGACGGCGGGGTTGACGCTGCCGATCCTGGGCGTCGGCGCCGGCGCGCTCAAGCTGGCAATGGACTTCGAGTCCAGTTTCGCCGGCGTGCAGAAGACGGTCACCGCGACCGAGGCAGAGTTCGCGGTGTTGTCGCAAGGCTTCCGCGACATGGCGAAAGAGATCCCGGTCAGCGTCAACGCCCTCAACCGGATCGGAGAAGCGGCGGGCCAGCTCGGCATCGAGACGGATAACATCCTCGGATTCACGCGGGTCATGGCTGACCTTGGCGTGACCACGAACCTCTCGGCCGAAGAGGCGGCGACGGCGCTGGCGCGCTTCGCCAACATCACGCAGATGTCGCAGGGGGACTTCGATCGCCTCGGGTCCACGGTGGTCGCGTTGGGGAACAACCTGGCGACGACGGAGGCCGAGATCGTGGAGTTCGGGCTGCGGATCGCGGGCGCCGGCGTCCAGATTGGCTTATCGGAGGCGCAAATACTCGCGGTCGGCGGCGCGCTGTCGTCGCTTGGGATCAAGGCGGAAGCCGGCGGCACCGCGATCTCGAAAGTCATGATCGATATGGCGCTCGCGGTCGAACAAGGCGGGGCGAAACTCACCGCGTTTGCTGGCGCGGCGGACATGTCAGCGGCTGAATTCAAGCAGGCGTTCGAGACGGACGCGGCCTCGGCGCTGGTCGCGTTTGTC